GAATTAACTCTTTTCGATGAAAATGGGAATATGAAAGATTATCGAAAAGACACAAATACGGTTACGACTTTGGGGTTGGCTATGGCGGCTGATCAATTTGATGACGGCCCGACAATTGTACAACCGGGATGGATGGAAGTTGGTACTGGTACTGGCCAGGGCGCTGGGGATTCAATCCTTGCTTCTTATCTTGCTGGATCAAGAACCGCTAATACCTCCGCAACAACTACTGCTGCGGCAGTTGCTTATGTTTGCTCTTTGGGTGCAGGGGTTGGCACTGGGGCCATTACAGAGGCGGGATTATTTAATGTAGTTACTCAAAATACCACTGATTTAATTCTGTATGATGATTTTGCGGTGGTAAATAAAGCGGCGGGTGATACCTTGGCCATTACTTGGACGCTTACTTTTGCTTAAAATTTGAAAGAAGATTAAAATGAGCAAAATCTATAAAAATCAAGATTATTTAAGGATCAAGTTGCATTTGGGTTGCGACCTATCTGGGGCTACTCCAATAATTAAATATCAAGATCCGAACGGTGTCGAAGGAAGTTGGTCTGTCACTGCCGTTGAAGATGAGGTAAATGGCATTGTTTATAAAGATTTTGTTTTTGGAGAAACATTGGCTGTATCAGGGAGATGGACCTTTTGGGGATATGTTACTTTTCCTGACGGGAGAATTGCCCCTGGCGAAGCATACAGTCAATATATATATGATGAGGGGTCATGAGCTGGATACTGCCATCATTAGATACCCAGGTTCAAGTTGGGAAGCCTGCTAATACTCCCAATGCCGAGGGCGGGGCTGATTTTTCATTCGAAAACCTAATGACGGTTTGGATGGGATTTAAGCCGGTTGGATATAAAACGAGTGGAACAAAATATGTGCGGGGAAAACAAGTTAATATGGCGGTGACGCATGAGTTCAAGGTGATGGCACTTGAAGTGGAAAATTTGGGTCGGGAATTTACTGCCGCCTTCGGCATTGGCTTCAAAGGGATTGGCACATTATCTCCGTTAAAATCAGATTATTTTTTATTTGTTCAAGAAGAAAATGTATCTGCAGGTCGATTGTTTAGGATTCACGAAGCACAAAAAGTTAGAGAAGAAGATGAATATATGTCTATTCTCGCAGAGGAAGTTGAAGAGCAAGGGACGGGGTGGGGCGAATGATGGATTCAAGGGAGTTAAATAAGTTAAATAAGAAGTTGGCAAAGGTTGAGAAAAAACTTATGGCCGCTGTTGCCAAAATTCCCCTTGCTGTTACACAAGAACTTGCTGCCGGGGTTATTAAGATCCGAAATACAATAATTGAATCAATGCGAGAAAAAAAGCATGGTATAATTTATAAAAGAGGTAAGAAAAGTCATCAGGCATCGGCTCCCGGAGAAGCCCCTGCAGTTGATACAGGGGAAGGCCTTCGATCTGTAATGTTTGATGTTCGCAAAATGGAAGTTGAAATTGGAACGGCGGGTGGTGCTCCTTATCTTGCAATGTTAGAAGGTGGAACGGTTAAAATATTTGGGGAAGGGACAATTATTAATGATTTAATTGAGCCCCGGCCATGGTTAGGCCCAGCGGTTGAAAAACACCATAAAGAAATAATTCGCAGAGTTGGTGAATCAGTTTTTGATGTAATAAAGAAACCATTTGAAGGAAAATAAATGCAAATTGGTCCTGTAGCCCTTAAAATTCGTTTGGCAGAAACCCGCTTCGGAAATAATGTATTTGGAGCGGCTGAATTAGCGATGGCTTTAGAATACACATTAAAACAGGATTGTGCCTTTGTTGTACAAGTAAGCGAGACGGCAACTAATAATAATCTGGATGGTGGTATTAGCCAAGTAATTTCAGAAAAATTTGCCGTAATGGTTGCTCTTAATAATGGGGAATCTGAAAAAGGGAAAACCGGAGTAATTGCATTTGATAAATTAGCAGAAGCAAGAGCCCAGATTTTTAAGGCAATATTGGGGTGGCAAATTACCGGGGCAGAAAGCCTTGTTGAATATGCCGGTGGTAAAGTAGCAGGAATCAATAGGGCTTATCTTTGGTATCAATTTGAATTTACTGTTGATACAAGAATTGATGATGATGATGGCGTTGGCATTGGGGTAGATACAGAGGACCTTGGCTATTTTGATACATTATATGCTCAATGGGTACTAACACCAAGCCTAAATGCAACAGCCGTTGAGGGGGCAAGTGCTTTGCCTGTAACAACCATTGATCCAGATATGACTTCGATTATAGATTTTACAAAAAATAAAGATGTTGATGGCCCATTTGGGGCAGGATTTGGAATAAAATTTGATACATTTAAACCATAAAAAGGGGCCGTTATGAAGAAATATACAGCTTTTTTAATCCCGATGCACGATCTTATTGTTCGCGATCCAGTGACTAAAAAAATTATGTTAAAAACTGGAGAAGAAAAAGTAATGGTTGGCAAAGATGGCCGATACTGGAAGCGCAGAATAAGCGATGGCTCGGTTAAGATATTAGAAAAAAGAGAAAGAAAACAAACTATACGGCAGAAACATATAAAAAAGGAGAATGACTAATGGCTATTTCGGTTTATCAGATTAGAAATAAAATCAATGATAAATCTTATATAGGCATTTCTGTTGATGTTGAAAAAAGATGGAAAGACCATAAGTCTTGGGCGGGTAGGCCTGTAATACAAAGTGCCATAAGAAAATATGGAGAATCCTTTTTTGATTTTTCAGTATTGGAAGAAACGGAAACGTGGGGGCAGGCTTGTGAAAAAGAAAAACAATATATTTCTAATTTTAAAACAAAGGCTCCTTATGGGTACAACCTAACTGATGGTGGAGATGGTTTCCTTGGTGGTAAGGCGTGGAACAAAGGCCTTCCTATGTCTGATGAAGTTAAAAAGAAACTATCTAAGGCTGTAAAAAAATATCATCAAAATAATGAAAATTCATTTAAAGGAAAAGTTCATTCTGCCGAATCAAAAGCCAGGATATCTGAATCATGTAAAGAGGCAATGACAGAAGAGCGTAGAAAGAAAATATCCGAAGGGCAAAAGGGGAGAAAGCTATCAAAAGAAACAATAGCCAAAATGAGCAATAAAATTCCTTGGAATAAAGGAATTCCTATGGCAGATAAAAGCAAAAAGATATTGTCTGACGCCTGTAAAGGCAAAAACATGGGGAAGCAAAACCCTTTTTATGGACAAAAACATACTGATGAAACTAAAAAGAAAATTGCCGCAATACATAAGGGGAATTCTTATAATTTGGGGAGAAAATTTTCCGAAGAACATAAAAGAAAATTATCGGCGGCTAAAATGGGGAATAAAAACCGGCTGGGCGGCAACAAACATTTAGAAAACAATATAAAGACAACCTCAATTAAAGAAGGAGAATGCTAATGGCGATTTCATTTAACAATATTAGTCCAAATGTTCGAACTCCAGGCGCCTACGTCGAGATTGACAACTCAAGGGCGTTACAGGGGTTAATTCAGAACCCTCATAAAGTTTTGATCCTTGGCCAATTGGCAGAAGGGCTAACAACTCCAACCCCGACGGCAACCCATGATGCCCTGTATGCTATCACAAGGGATAATCTTGCGGATGGTTTTTTTGGCATGGGTTCGGTTTTGGCCAGAATGTGCAATACTTTTAAAGACAACAACCCTAATACCGAATTATATGCCATGGCAATCGGATCTGGTATTGCTGGCACAGCGGCGGAGACAAAGATTGATGTCGGCGGGGCTGTTTATTCCACCGGGGTTTCTTGCAATGGTACTTGGTATTTAATGATTAATGGTGAAAGTGTAGACGTTGCCATCACCTCTGGGATGACTCCGGAATCAATTGCAACAGATACGGTCGCTGCTATTAATTCAAATTCGAACTTACCGGTTACTGCCGCTGTTAATGGAACGAGTGCAGGTCGGGTTGATATAAGTGCGGTATGCTCTGGCACACTTGGTAATTATATTAATATTCGTGAAAATTTTTACGATTATCAATCCACCCCGCTTGATTTTGTTTCTGGCTCTGTTGGCCCGTTGACAATAGGATCTGGCGGAATAGCCTCAAGGATTTTCTTTTCCGTAATGCAGGGCGGGGCAACTGATCCCGACCTCGGCGATGCATGGGCAGTAATTGAGGGTGAGCAGTTTCATTATGTCATTCAGCCTTTTATTAATGCTCCGAATTTAACCGAGATTGAAGATGAAATGGCAGATCGTTTCTTGCCTTTGGAAGATCTTCAAGGCCATGCTTTTACTGCTGTTCGCGGAGATCAGGCATCTTGTACAACGCTTGGTAATACTCGAAATTCGCCACACAATACAATTGTTGGCACTTATGATTCCCCGACGTGCCCGGAAGAATGGGCTGCTGCATGGGGCGCTGTTTGTGCATGGAATCTCAATAATGACCCGGCAAGGCCGCTGCATACATTGAAGCTCAAGGGTATATTGGCTCCACCTATTGAAAATAGATTTACTCGGGCGGAACGGGACATCCTGCTTTATGACGGGATTGCCACATGGACCACTGATTCATCTGCGGCTGTTCTGATTGAGCGATCTATTACAACGTATCAGACAAATTCCTTTGGGTTTGCCGATTCGTCATATCTGGATATCCAGACTTTGGCGACGCTGGGAGAGATCCGGTATCAGTACAAAGCACGGTGTCTTAACCGCTTCATTCAGCCAAGATTTAAGCTTGCGGATGACACATTTCCGGCGCAGCCTGGCAGCAAGGTTTGTCGGCCGAAAGATGTCAAGGCGGAAACGATTGCCTTGTTCACGCTTTTGCGCGATAAGGGACTAATCGAAAACCTTGACGAATTTATTGATAACCTTGTCGTGGAAAGAGATACAACGGATCGGAATCGCGTAAACGTACTTTTACCTTGCGACGTCATAAATCAGTTTTTGATACTTGCAGGAAACGTGCAGTTTATTCTGTG